TAATATATTATATATGATATATTATATATGATAGTGAATAATGATACAAAAGAAAGATTAATGGGTTTTTTACTTTTTTTATTAGATTTTTATAGAGCTTTAACTGGTACATATTTACCAATATTTATACCTCAGACGTGTGGAACTAATTTATGTAGTTTGTATTCAAATATAACAAATCATGAATTACTAAATGTAATATCGTTATTATTGAATACAATAACTTTCATATTATTTATGTTATTATTTTATGTAGAATTAAAAAGAGAGAATTGGTGTATAACAAATTTAGATGTGAACGATGATAAGAGTAAGAATAATTTAGATAATGAGATAGAAAAATATCCTAATTTGAAAAAAGAATTATTAATTCAAAATAAAAGATATAATAATATAACAAAAATATGTATAGGTTCTGAGGGTTTAAATATAATAACATCAATAACAAATATATACGGAAGATTGACAAGTGTTAGTTTAATACCATTAATAAGTATAGTATTATTAATAAGTTTAAAATTAAAACGTTGTTATGAAACATCAATTAAATCTATAAAGAGTGAAAAAGTATATAGTGGATTTTTGACTGAACAAATAGTATTTAATGAGATAGACAAAGATGTAAAAGAAATAATATCAGATAGTGATACTGAGAACCCTAAAATATATAATTATAGAAGCACCGAAGATAATGGTTATAATATAAATGAAGAATATAAAAATAAAACGATAGAATATAAATATATAAAATGAGTGATGATAGTTTAAATGTCGAGTTATTAATGAAGGCGATTGAGAATGATAATAATGACAAATTGTTAAAATTAAATAAAAATAAAATAATGAAATTAAAGAATGATATATTACAAAAATTGCGACAACCAACTAGTAAATTAAAAAAATTTCACAAACAATTGAAAGATTATATATATATTGATAATATATCAGATATAAATTATGGTAGTTATATAAGATGGATTAATTTAAATAAACCTAACAATATTAATCTTACAAATGGTGCTTTTATATGTGATATAAAAGTAAAAGAATGTAGTATAAATATACTATGTAAAACACGAATGAATATATTTTTTGAATTAAAATTAAATGAAAATTTAATATTTCAAAAATTAAATAATGAAGAGAAAATATTAATTTCAGTAATGAATTATATAAGTTAATTTACTTTTTACTTTTACTTTTTACTTTTACTTTTACTTTTACTTTTACTTTTACTTTTACTTTTACTAATAATATTCTTTTTTGTCTTTGTAATAGGATGTGTGTTTTTTTTCCTTGTATAAATCTTATATTTATTTTTACATTTAAAATAACCTATTTTAAGGTTCTTATTATTAATTACACTTTTTTTACAAATAGGAATAGATATTTTTTCATTATTATATTTTTTATCAACAGACTTTATACATTTACATAATTTTTTTGCTAAAATATTTTCTGCCATATTTTTTATTTTTTTATTTTTTAAATTTTTATAATCAATATTATAATATTTTAAAATACTTTTATAATCAGTATTAGATATTAACATAATATATATATATATATTCATAATATATTCATAATATATTCATAATATATTCATAATAATTTATTATAATTTATTATAATAATTTAATATATACTATATTATACAAAATGTCAAAAAATATTGTAGTTTTTGATTTTGACGAAACGTTGGGATATTTTAAAGACATTGGTTTATTTTGGTACGCGTTAAATAAATATAAAAAAAAGGTTTTATATAAAGATTTTTATATTTTAATGGAATTATTTCCACATATTTTTCGTCCATTAATTTATAAAATTTTAGAATATTTGAAAGATGCTAAATTAAATAATAAATGCGACGATGTTTTGATATACACAAACAATCAAGCACCCAAATTATGGTGTGAGTTAATAGTAAATTATTTAAATAACAAAATTAATTATGTATTAATAAAAAAAATAATAAATTCATTTGAAATAAATAATAAATTAAATAAAGGAGATAAGCATAGTAAAAATATTAAAGAATTATTAAAATACGGAAATATTAATATAAATACAAAATTATGTTATATAGATGATACACATTATCCTCTAATGAATAGTGATAATGTATTATATATAAAAGTAAAACCTTATAAATATCCATTAAATATAAAAGATATATGTTCCAAATATTATAATAGTATTTTAAAAACATCATCAATAAATATATCCAAGAATGGATTTATCGAAATAATATCAAATAATATACTAAAATCAAAGAGATCAAATAATATAAAGATGAAATCAAAAGAAGAATTGAATATAGATAAAATCGTTAGTAAACAAATATTACAAAATTTAAAAAATTTCTTAGACGATTAAATTTTATTAATTATTATTTATAAATTAATATAATAGATATAATAGATATTATAGATATATTATACATATATTAATACATATAACACATACACTACAATAAAATATTAAAAATTATCATTTTTAGATAACGCTAATCTCGTTATTATTCTAAAAATTGAAAAAAATATAATTTAATAATAATTAAGAAAAATCCTATTCATTTGATTAATGTCAGAACAAAAATTTGAATTCTTGAGCGATTCTGTTGAACTTCGTAATGTTCTACAAGAACCATACAATGATTTGATTAATAAACTTAATAATACGTACATTCATAATACTACTCAGAAATACCTATTTCAAGCTTTCTGTGGTATTGGAAAATCTCGTGCTATGTACAAGACTATTTTTGATACTCATTATAAATTATATGCCTTTGTTTTTCCATCCCTTGGACTTATAGAACAATTCGTTAATGACTACATTAATAATACTGAAGATGGATTCGGTATTATTAATGATGAAGAGTATGATATTTCTGTTATATGTTCTAGTAAAGAAATAAAAAATAAAAAAATTGATATTGAATGTACCACTAATAAAAAATACATTCATACTCTTCTTGATTACAAAAATAAAAAAATTATATGTGTTACCTACCAATCTTTTGAGACACTTAATTCTGTCCTTAAACAAAAAAATACTAAAATTGACCTTGCAATCTTTGACGAAGCTCATAATAGCATCGGAGATAAAATCCATAAAAATATATATAATGATGAAACTTATAATCGTGCTGTATTCTTTACTGCTACACCTAAAAATAATAAAAATGTATCTATGTTTGACCGAGAAAATCCTGAAAAAAGTATGTGCGGTGAACGTGTTTCCAACATTACTTATCTTGATGGTTTGTTTAATGGTCATCTTAATGACTTTGAAATTCGTGCTGGTATTATTAAGGATGATAATGATGATATGAATACTATTAACATTTACAAAACTATTGTACGTAATGTTTTGTTGAGTAAAAATAGTCGTGTTCTTACTTATCATTCATACTCAAATTCTACTAAACAAAATAATAGAGAGATGGAGGAAGATGATGAAAATGAAAATTATGATTATGAAAATGAAAATGAAATTGAAAGTTCTATTAATTACAAAACTAATGTTAAGGATTTTGTAAACCAAAAAATATTTAAAAAAGCATTTAACCAAGTTTTACTCGAAAAGGAGTTTGAGGGGTATAAGGGATTTTATAAAAAAATTACTATGAAAGGCGTTGTTTCCAATACTAAAAAAAGATATGAAATTTTTAAACAATTCAAAGATTCACCTGATAATGAAATATTTGTGCTTTCAAGTTGCCAAGTTATGAAGGAAGGTATTGACACCAAGAATGCCAACCATGTTGTATTTGTTGATTCTAAAAATAGTATTTCTAATATTATTCAAAACATTGGCAGAATGTTGAGGAAGACTGACCGAACGATTCGTCCTTCTACTCTCACTATTCCTTGTTTAATTGATTATGAAAAATATCGTAATATTCAGGGTGAACTTACTCAAGATGATTATATTAGAACTGCTATTATGAAGTTTGGTAATTTTAATAATATCATGAATGTATTGACTGCTATTCAACAAGATGATGAGGACTATTACAGAATGTGTTTGGAATACCCTACTAAACATTTCAAGGAAGAAATCCAGAGAAATGTTGAATCGAACGGAATGAAAATTGATGAGGATAGCAAAACTACCGATATTCATACCATATGTGATATTCACAAAATGGATGAGGAAAACATTTCTGAATATCTATCTAGAGTAGCAGTTGAAAAAGATGGTCTTGTAGAATTACACACTAATGATATGGGCGATGATAATATTAAATATTTTGGTGAAGATTCTGATTATGATTCTTATGTTGAAAGGGATATTAAATATAGATTATATTTTGATAATAATGATGATACATTTTATAATATTAATCAAAAACAAAACAAAAATAAAAATGAAAAGTCTTGTAAAATAAAGAGGTATAATAAAAATATTAAGTTTACAACCGATGATGAATTTATGGTTTTGTGGAATGTAAATAATATTAATGATTTTAGTAAAAATATTAGTGATTGTGTATTGGATTTTAATTTGTCTGGGAGTCGATTCGAATTTATTTGGAAAGAAAAATTACAAAAAGTTAGAAAATTTATTTTTGAAAATAACAGATTACCGTCTGCTGATCGTAATACAGATAAAAAGAATAAGGATATTAAATCTCTTGGTACTTGGTGTAGTAATCAAAAGAAAAATTATGATACAGATATTACCATGTGTAAATGTATAATGAAAAATCCAGAGATTCAACTTCTATGGGAAGAGTTTATGAATGAATATCCACATTTGTTTACTACACCAGAATTTATTTGGAAAGAAAATTTAAAAAAAGTTAGAGAATTTGTTATTGAAAATAACAGATTACCATCTCCTGATACAGATATAAATAATAATGAGAATAAAATTCTTGGTACTTGGTGTAGTCATCAAAAGACAAATTATGATAGTGATATTACCAAGTGTAAAAAAATAATGAAAAATCCAGAGATTCAACTTCTATGGGAAGAGTTTATGAATGAATATCCACATTTGTTTACTACATATGAAGATGATTGGAAAGAAAATTTAAAAAAAGTTAGAGAATTTATTTTTGAAAATAACAGATTGCCAACTGCTAATCGTAAAACAGATATAAATAATAATGAGAATAAATATCTTGGTTGTTGGTGTAGTCATCAAAAGACAAATTATGATATTGATATTACCATGTGTAAATGTATAATGAAAAATCCAGAGATTAAACTTCTATGGGAAGAGTTTATGAATGAATATCCACATTTGTTTAATACACCAGAATTTATTTGGAAAGAAAAATTACAAAAAGTTAGAGAATTTATTTTTGAAAATAACAGATTGCCAACTGCTAATCGTAAAACAGATATAAATAATAATGAGATTAAATTTCTTGGTTGTTGGTGTCATACTCAAAAGACAAATTATGATACAGAAATTACCATGTGTAAACGTACAATGAAAAATCCAGAGATTAAACTTCTATGGGAAGAGTTTATGAATGAATATCCACATTTGTTTACTACACCTGAAGATGATTGGAAAGAAAAATTACAAAAAGTTAGAAAATTTATTATTGAAAATAACAGATTACCAAATAAAAGATATAAAAATAATAATGAGATTAAATCTCTTGGTCTTTGGTGTAGTAATCAAAAGACAAATTATGATACAGATATTACCATGTGTAAATGTATAATGAAAAATCCAGATATTAAACTTCTATGGGAAGAGTTTATGAATGAATATCCACATTTGTTTACTACACCAGAATTTATTTGGAAAGAAAATTTAAAAAAAGTTAGAGAATTTGTTATTGAAAATAACAGATTACCATCTCCTGA